GTTAAAACTTTCTCCATTGTTTGATGAAATTAGTCCAATACTTTCCATAAATGACCAGCATTTCTCCAACTTTTTACCGATGTTTAATTGCTTTTTAAGCACCGCAGTTTTAATTGGTTTTTCTTGTTGAGCAAATTTCTCTAATGCAGTGTAAAATAATCCCAAACCTTCATAGCCAAAAGCCATATAAAGTTCTGTTACTTTTTCATCGCTAAAGGAGTTGCTATCGTGTAGATAATACTTCATAAGTATAAAAAAAAGAATCCCACCAGGTCGAGATTTGGCAGGATTCAGGTTATTTAATAACCATTTAGTAATTTCATCTGTTCTCGACTTCAAATGAAATTATATGCAAATATAACTAAAATTAATCAATTATTTCTTCAATATCTTCTTGTTCAGGAATCCAAGCCATTGAAAATTCTTTATTTGCAAACATTTCGGTCAATCCACTTATTTGTGTTAATCTTAAAACTTCATCTCTATCCATACCTAATTCTTTAGATATTTTTTCATCACTCCAATTTCTTCTTTTTAAATCAACTACAATATCCGACATAGATTCTACTTTGTGTTTACCCCTTGCCCTATTATGTCTAATAGTAGATGCAACTCTATCATTTTGACCTTTTTGAGATTCTCTAATAGTAACTACTGGCAAATATCCATGAACTCTGCTTTGTATATCTTCACATTCTTTACCAACTCTATTTCTATGAAATCCATCAATAACTTCTCTTGTTCCATTATTATTATCCATTGAAACAATAGGTTGAGTATATCCATCGTTTGCTATTGATAATCTTAATAATTCCATTTCAGGTGGTGCTACTGAATTTGGGTTATAATCATTTGCAATTACAGTATCATTTTTAACCCATATAACACAATCTACTGGCTCTGTATTAAATGGAGATATTTCGTGTAACATTAGTTTAATTTCATTGATTATATCTACTTTTTCTTGAATTGTTAAATCAACAATTTTATTAATAATTTCTTTTTGCTGGTTAATTAGTGTATTTTTCATAATTTAGTTTGTTAAAAATTTATTTTCGGTTCTTTGTTTTTTCTTTAATTCTAAATACTTTTTATAAGCATCTGTTTTGTGTTGAGTAAATCCTAACCCTTTACACCAAAAATCATTTCTTAATAAAGATTTACATATTCTTCTCCAACTTGGTGCTAATTTTTCAGATTCTAAAATATAAGGTGCTTCATCAGGTATACCTTCTAAATAACCTCTTTCTTCCCACCATTTTATAAAAGTGTAAATTTTGTTTAAATAATGTTCTTTTGTTACATCGGGTATTGAATTTAAAAATAGCATTGCAAATGATTCCCAAGTATGATTTTTAGGTTTAGTTATTTTATTATAACCTGTTATAGAACCACTTTCATTAATATATAATGCACCTGAATTTGCTCCATTTACCCTTGCAACAACTTTTGCCCAGGTTTCAGGTTCTATTAAATGAAATAACCACAGTCCCCTTCTTTGGTCATCTCCATATGGCTGACAAATTCTTTGTTGATGTATAGATACACCAGCTTTAAACATTAATTCATAAAGTTGATTAAATCTTTTGTTTTCATTTTTAGAATGATAAATCCAAATATCTTCAGTAGTCCAATCATAAATTGGATATACATTAAATACACTATTTGTAACTTTTGTAGTATAAACTTTTTTATCTAAAGTTATTTTAGTTTTTGAACTTATTGTTCTATATCTATTTAATGATTCATCAGAACGAATGCCTACTAAACAAGCAGTTAATTTACCTTCAGAATACCATTCTCCAAATTCAGGCACAAATTCTTCAAATTCCATACCATCTCTAAAAAATGGGAAATAATTTAAATCAGTTATTCCCTTACTTGGTTGTTCTCTTATCCAATTTTCTTTTTGTTCAATATCCCAGCATTTCCAAAATGGTTCATAAACAGAAACAGCATTTCTTAAATGAATAGGTAAGCAAACCCAATATAAATCAATATAATCTTTATATTCTTCTATACAATGTTCAATATGTTCTATTGTAAATTTATACTGTCCTTCTAAATCTACTATAAGTAACCCTATTTTTTTATTTCTTTTTTTTACTTCATCCATTACTAAATGAAGCATTACGGTAGAATCTTTACCAGCACTAAAAGATAAATAAGTTTTTTCAAATCTATCTAAAGTCCATTTGACACGCTCTATTGAAGCATCAAATACATTCTTATCTAATCTTATTTTAGGCATTTTGTTCGTGTTTTTGTTTCCAAATATTTAAAATATCATTTGCAATTTTATTGCTTCTATCTTGAACATTTTTTTCAAGTTTATTCCAAATTTCCATAGTAACTTTATTTGGTATATTTGAATATAAACAACACGCACCTTGACCGATATAAGCAATTTTATTTAAAGATTCATTTGTTAAATTATGTTCACAAGAATATTGCCATTCATTAATAACTCTTAACATATTTTCTGTTGTTTTAATTTCACAATTAAACATTTCAATACCTTTAAAGATTAATAATTCTTTGTTTTCTCCTGAACAGTTTTCATAGAATCCAGCTTTATGGTCTTCCCAAAGCCAATAAGGGTGATAAATTCGTTTCATAGTTTGTTTGGTTTAGTTTGCTAATATATTTATTTCTTTCGTAATTTAAAGTATTTATCCAGCTTTTTATTTAATGAAGATAAAGGTACATTAAACTTCTCTGCATAATGCTTAATAGGCTTACCTTCAACTAAATATTCCTTTAAAAAATCATTAAAAATAGCATTCGTTTCTAAAGTTACTTTCTTTGTTTTTAAGTGCTTTGTTCTTATTCCTTTGGCTCTTAAAACTTCTCTTATTCGCCTTTGGGATATGTTATATTTTTGGCTTAAATCCTCTATTGTAACATTTCCAGTTCTATACTCCTCTAAAAAATCCATATCGTATAATTTTAAAATACTAACGCTACTCATTAGTACTTGGGTGTTAATCTCTGCTAAAATTGTTAAACTTTCCCCTAAATATTGCGCAGACACCTCTTATCTTTACTGCAAAAAGAACGCTTGTAGCAGCAGTAATATCTTTAATTAAAAGGGTAATGAATCTTCAGATGTAATTACATTTGTACTCACATCTAACTTACCTAATCCCCAAACTACTTTACCATTGCCCATATAAGTCTTTGGTGCTTTAGCATCTCTTTCTTCTTTAGACTGGCTTAATGTGATTGAAACATTATTACCAAACTTATCGTTCTTGTCATCAACAATAATAGAAAGGTTTAAATACTTGTCTTTGATTAACTTCGTTCTGTCAATCTTTGTTACATCAATAGATGCGTTGATAATTGTTGCCATTTTATTTTTTTTAAAGGGTTATAATTCTTGTTCCAATTCTTGCCTGTATCTCGGCATCGTATTTTTGAAGCCAGGTTCTACAAAGTTCAACTTTTTCTATAATCTCTTGCTCTTTGTCTAAATCTCGTTTAAACTCGTAGCTTACCCAGCGTTCAAAGTCTTCTAAATGTGAGTAGCTTACTTTTGTTCCGTAATTAGCTGCTGCAGGAGTATCGCCAAGATAATAGAATAATGTAGCAAACTCTTTGTTACACAAAAAAAGGTAACCCCTCAATTGCCACTCGTAATTTGTATCAAGTTCTAAAGCTGAATCCAATAATGTTTTTCTATTCCAAGAACACTTGGTATCAATAATTGAATTTTCTAATATAACATCAGGAGTTCCTACTAACCATTCGTTTGAATAAATATCTTCATTCTTATAGGCTTTAATGCCACCGTATAAAACTTTAGATGCAAACTCTATTGCTTCGTTTTCTAATAAGATACCTTTGGTTAAATACTTTGAAGATAGTTCTTCCTTATCCCCAGCATACCACTCTTTAAGATAGGTTATGCAAGTTTGCGACAATTCGCCTGGCTTCTTTGACTTGCTCATTAGTTTCCCTAATGAACTCGGTCTTGCTTTAAAGTATTTCATTTTGCAGTTAGTGCTTCAAAGGTTTCATCATTCATTGAATATCTCTCTTGGATTGCAGTTAAATTCTTTGCATCCTTTAGGTAACCTGCTCTGCATTTGTCAAACAATTCAGTGCCTACTTTTAAGATTGGCTTAAGTTTTTGTTCTACCATTTTAACTGCATCGTGCATATTGGTTGCGTCTGCATCTTTAGTATCGTCTATAAGGAATAAGTTACCTAACGCTCTTTTTAAAGCGTAGCTACTTGATGCGCCAAAAGACTGGCTTAAATCCATACCTTTACGGTTTAAATCAATACCAGCATTACCTCTTGCGCTTATAGGTGTTTCCCAATCTTTATGCTTAATAATACAAGTTGACTCAATAAATAAAGTTCCATTTAACTCTTTTACTTCATCGTTATTGGTTAATAAACAACCATACTTTAAACAGATAGGTTTTAAAGCCTCTAAAATATCTTCTGCAACTCTATGGTTATAATTTCCAAACTTGTTGAAATGATTTTTTGGTGCTTTTAATTCGTTTTGAATTAAGATAAGTTCTTTCATAATTTTTGTGTTTTGGTTATCAAATATAATATTATTTTATCAAATTAAGGTAATTATTTTTAATTATTTGCTTAGATAAATGTAGCTCATAATCGTTTGTAACTCTTTGTATTTCAGCTTCTTTGACTTTATTTATAAGATACATAGCCTGGACTGACTTACAATAATTACCATCTTCTAAAGTTTGTCTATAAAGCCTTTTTAATTTATCCAACTTACTCTCCTTCGGCGGATTATTAACAAATTTGTGTACAGTTATAATGCTCATTATTCTTCAGTTATAGTGTAACAATTATCTATTTCTTCCAGCATCTCTTCTAAAGTGATACCAAAAAAGTTATCGAATATATCCATTATCGTGGTCTACAAATATCATACAATGTATTAGCAAAAGAAGATTGACAAGCCAATACTGGTTGCTTTAAGATTGCTAATATCAATTCCTCGTAATTCTCGTTAATAAACTCTTCTACATCCTGTGTAAAGTAAATAGGATTCTCTGCTTGCTCCATACTTGTAGGGTCTAACTCAATCTTTACTTGACCTCTTGAAATATCATAATTTTCTAACACCCAAAAGCGTAGGTCTGCTTGTTTAAATCTATGGTGGTAAATAATAAAACCATCGGTGTATTCGGTGTAATAGGTATTTTGATAGTCTATTTCTACTATGTTAATATCTTCGATAATTGGATTTTTAAGCTTTTTCATTTTTTTCGGGTTATGGTTAAACAATTTTTGGTTAATTCTTTGCAAGAATAAGTCTTGCCGTTATAAGTTTTGTAATACGATAGTAAGGCTCGTATTCGGTTGCCTTCTCGTTTGTCTACTTGCATAGTCTCCCCTATGCCCAGCGACTTAATTTGTAGTGCTTGTTGTTTTTGGTAAATCATCTAATAATTGTAAGGCTCGTTTAAATACTTGGATTCTTGCGTGTACTTGTCTTGACTTGTAAGGGTCTTTTTGTACACTTGGTAGTTGATTAGTTAGCTTGTTGATTGCATCTTTTAAGCCTTGCTCAAATGATGGTTCTTGTGAGTAGTTTATCATTTCTTTTGTTTTGGTTTAACAAATATCTTAATTAAGATTATAAATGCAAACATTATTTTACAAAAAGCCACAAATAAATCGTAACTTGCTGATAATCAAAGAAATTATTTTTAAAGTTTTTTTAGGATTAGGTAAACTGCGATAGCAATACCCAATATTAAGAATAAAGTAGTGTTATTTTTTGGCTTATCCTCTTGAATAGTGGTTTTATCCACTTTAATAGCCTTGTTTTCTTTCTTATCGATTTTAAGGCTTTGTAAGCGTTTCCTTTCCTTGATGTGCCTCTTTATATGGATTGCCTTGAGTTTGTGCTTGTAATCGCCTCTAATGGCTTCTAAAGGTGTAACCTGATGGTTTACTAATGTATCAAAAAC